CAGGGAGCTTTCTTTGTTTGCTTTCCGTACATTCTCTGATAAACCCGGAGCAAGGATAGAAAGCATAAGGTGCATCCCTGTAGGCGAGCCATCAATATAGTTGACAATTTTATGTCAATAGGCGCATTATGGTAAAAGTGCGGAACCGTATACCATATTTATTCGGGAATTTGAATTTTGGCGACAACTGATCCGCAGCTTGATGCGTATATACAGAAAGCAACGGGCCTTCCCTACGAAGAACAGAAGGAAATACTTTCCCTTCTTGAGCGCCTTGAGCAGGCAACCTCAAGGGAAAGGATGTCGAAGGACTTCATTTCCTTTGTCAAGGGGATGTGGCCAGCCTTCATTGAAGGATCACACCATAGGATTATGGCGGATGCTTTCGAGAGGGTTGCCGAAGGAAAGTTGAGGCGGCTGATCATCAACATGCCGCCCCGTCATACAAAGTCAGAGTTTGCAAGCTACCTGCTGCCAGCATGGTTTCTCGGCAGAAACCCGGCGAAGAAGGTAATCCAGTCGGCGCACACCGCTGAACTTGCAGTTGGATTTGGCAGGAAGGTGAGGAACCTTGTTGGCCGCGAAGACTTCCAGTCCGCATTTCCGGGCGTTAAGTTAAGGCAGGACAGTAAGGCGGCGGGACGCTGGAACACCAACGAGGAAGGTGAGTACTTCGCTATTGGTGTTGGCGGTACAATTACTGGTAAGGGTGCTGACCTGATGATTATCGATGACCCGCACAGTGAGCAGGAAGCCAGATCGTTTGATCCGGGCGTCTTTGATCCTGTTTACGAATGGTATACGTCAGGTCCGCGACAGAGATTACAGCCCGGTGGTTCCATTGTTGTTGTAATGACACGCTGGCACCAGCGTGATTTGACTGGTCAATTGTTAAAATCATCCCACCAGAGGGATGGATCGGATGAATGGGAGGTTATACAGCTTCCCGCTATATTGCCGTCAGGAAAATCCTTATGGCCCGGATACTGGGAGAAGGAGGAGCTTGAAAGACTTAAAGCTGAACTTCCGGCTGCAAAGTGGTCTGCCCAGTACCAGCAAGACCCCACGTCAGAAGAACAGGCGATGGTCAAGAGGGACTGGTGGCGTGTTTGGGAGAAGGAAGACCCGCCCCCGTGTGAATTTATTATCCAGTCTTGGGATACGGCGTTTCTTAAAACAGAGCGCTCTGATTATTCTGCCTGCACAACATGGGGTGTTTTCTACCGCCCCGATGACAATGGCAGGGACAATGCAAACATTATTTTGCTGGATGCCTTTAAGGATAGGATGGAGTTCCCTGAATTGAAAAAGGTTGCCCAGAAGACCTATAACCAGTGGGAGCCTGATGCGTGTATCGTTGAGGCAAAGGCGGCGGGTTCGCCGCTTATATTTGAATTAAGGCAGATGGGTATTCCCGTGGGTGAGTTTACCCCCTCAAGGGGTAATGACAAGATTGCTAGGGTTAATGCGGTCAGTGACCTGTTTGCTTCAGGGGTTGTATGGTGTCCAAATAAACACTGGGCCGAAGAAGTGATTGAAGAATTTGCGGCCTTCCCGGTTGGCAGCCATGATGACCTTGTCGATAGTAGTACGCAGGCTCTTTTAAGATTCCGTCAAGGTGGTTTTATCAGGGTTGATTCAGATTACGAGGAAGAGGCATTGAATTACCAGAAAGCCGAATACTATTGATATTCGGTCTATTGTTTGAGGAGTTAACCATAATGCACAAGTCGAGAGTTATAAGCCGTACCATAGGCGAGGATGTTCCTCGAAAGCTCATCCCTATCAAAGGGACTGGCGCTGCCACGAAGGGAACCAAGTTCTATGCTTATGCCGATCAGGTAACTGATACGGCGCAGAAGCCCCCCGCCGAGTGGGTGTCAACCATTAAGAAAGTATAGTTAATGGCAATAGACAAGAGTATATCTCAGGCCCCAACCCGTGTTGACAGCACGGTTACAGAGGAAGAGCTTCAGGCTATTGACGTTGATGCCGAAGATTCTGCCGTTGAGATAGCTGTTGTTAATCCTGAAGCTGTTTCTATCGCTACCGATGATGGCGGTGTCGTTATAGACTTTAACCCCGGCAGCGGGGAGACGGGCGGAGATGATGGTTTTGATTCCAATATTGCTGAACATATGGAAGATGACGCTCTCGGAAGGCTGGCCTCTCAGCTAAACGGGGAATTTCAGGGAGACCATAACTCCCGCGCTGACTGGGCAAGGACGTATACCAAAGGGCTTGACCTCCTTGGACTAAAGTCAGACGACAGGACAACGCCTTGGCCCGGAGCATGTGGGGTTTACCATCCCATACTTACAGAGGCGGTTGTCAGGTTTCAGTCTCAGGCAGTCATGGAACTGTTTCCGGCAGGAGGCCCGGTAAAAACAAAAATAATTGGCAATATAACTGACCAGAAGGAAGAGCAGGCGCTTCGTATCCAGCAGCATATGAATTATCTGCTGACCGAGAAGATGACGGAGTTCAGGCCGGAGACGGAACAGATGCTGTTTTCGTTGCCTCTCGCAGGATCGTCCTTCAAGAAAGTCTATTACGATCCCAACATGGGGCGTGTCTGCTCGCACTTCATTCCAGCAGAAGACTTTGTTGTTTCTTACGGGGCGTCAGACCTTCTGACAGCATCGCGCTACACCCATGTAATGCGGAAAGGTCACAACGACATCCGCAAACTACAGGTGGCAGGGCTTTACAGGGATGTTGAGCTTACGCCGAGCGCCCCTGACTTCTCCGATATTCAGGAAAAATATGATCAACTTGAGGGGGAATCCCCTTCATATGAGCATGATGACCGCTATGTGCTGCTGGAAATGCACGTTGACCTTGACCTTGAAGGGTATGAGGACACGGGCGATGACGGCGAAGAGACGGGTATTGCCCTTCCCTATGTCGTAACCTTTGTGAAGGGCAGCAATACCATCCTCTCAATTCGCAGGAACTGGTATGAGGATGACCCCCTGCGCATGAAGCGCCTTCATTTTGTCCATTACCAGTATATGCCCGGTCTTGGTTTCTATGGCTTCGGGCTGATCCACCTTATTGGCGGTATAGCTAAATCCGCCACATCCCTTCTACGTCAGCTTGTTGATGCAGGGACATTGTCTAATCTTCCGGGCGGCCTGAAATCTAGGGGGTTGCGCATCAAAGGGGATGATTCCCCAATCATGCCGGGGGAGTTCAGGGACGTTGACGTTCCGGGCGGTGCGATAAAAGACAACATTACTTTCCTCCCCTACAAAGAACCCAGTAATGTGCTTCATTCGTTACTGGGCGAGATCGTTGAGGAAGGTAGAAGGTTTGCGTCTATAACCGATTTGAAGCTGGCCGACATGAAACAGGATGCTCCTGTTGGCACAACATTGGCGCTTATTGAGCGGTCAATGAAAGTTATGTCTGCCATTCAGGCACGTTTGCATGATGCCATGCGCAAGGAATTTATCCTGATTGCTGGCATTGTCCGTGACTATGCGGAGGACGAATACGAATATGAGCCTGACGACAAGGAAGCGATAAAGACGGATGACTTTGATGGTCGTGTAGATATCATCCCTGTGTCTGACCCGAATGCCGCAACGATGAGCCAGAGGATCATGCAGTATCAGGCGGCACTTCAACTATCCCAGAGTGCGCCACAGATGTATGATCTTCCAGAATTGCACAGGCAGATGCTTGATGTTCTGGGCATTCAGGATGCGGAAAAGATTATCCCCATGAGCGAGGAGATGAAGCCACGCGATCCTGTCAGCGAAAACATGGATGTCCTCAACAGCAAGCCGTTGAAGGCATTTATCTATCAGGATCACGAAGCACATATTCAAGTCCACATGGCGGCGATACAAGACCCAAAGATACAGCAACTTGTCTCCGCAAGCCCAATGGCCGGGACGATTGCGGCAGCTATGGCGGCTCATGTTCAGGAACACCTTGGATTTATGTATCGCAGGGAAATCGAGAAACAACTTGGTGTTCCGTTACCGCCGCTTGATGAACCTCTCCCAGAGGATGTGGAGGTGAAACTGTCCCGCCTTGTTGCTGAAGCTGCCGAGAGGTTGTTCAATAAGGATGTGGCAGAAGCCCAGCAGCAGGAGGCTCAGGAGCAGATGCAAGACCCGATGTTCCAGTTGCAGCAGAAAGAGCTTCAGTTGCGGGAGATGGATATAGCTCGGAAGGCTGAAACAGACAGGGCGAGGTTAATGTTTAAGGCCGAGCAAGAGCGCTCATCTCAGGAGCTTGAGCGAGATAAGATGGAGCAGGATGCGGAGCTAGAAGGCACGAAGATGGGAATTGAAATCGCCAAGTCCCGTGAAGATGCTGCGATGAAACTTTCTTCTGGCGAGGAAAAGGCCGCACTTGACAGGGCCAGACTTTCTGCCGAGGTCGCCAAAGCACTTCTTGATGATGATATTAAAAGACGTTAGGATAATTAATATTGATTGAAGAATCTTTACTTTCATCCTTTCGTAAGGTATTACGGAATGCGATGAATGAACATGCTGATGCCATCGCTATGGGTGGTGCATCGTCTTTTGACGAATATCAAAGGATGGTTGGTGTTATTGAGGGTCTGGCAACAGCGGAAAGAGAATTGCTGGATTTAATGGATAAACAAAGAAAGGCTGAGGACGGATCAGGATAAGTATAGTGTTTCACATGAAACATTGGGCGGCCCGTAACCGCCTGCCCCATCGGGCTAACAAACGTGCAGGGGTAGCGTTACCCCCGCTTTTGGCGAAAACGCAAGGAGAGTCCTAGTGTCCAATAAGAAGGTTGTTGAGCTTAGTAAGAATCTCGTACAGGCAATGAAGGAAGAAATGAAGGAAGAGAAGGCGGCAACTCAATTGCCAAAACCTTGTTCTTACCATATTTTAGTAGCCCTCCCTGAGCAGGAAGAGAAGACGGACGGGGGTATATATCTGACAGAGAGTTTGCGGGAGCGGGAAGAGACGGCAAGCATTACGGCGTATGTCATGGACATGGGGCCTGATTGCTATGTAGAGACGCCCCAAAGGAAGTTTCCCAGTGGCGCTTATTGCCAAAAGGGTGATTGGATTATTATGCGTTCTTACTCTGGGACGCGAATTGAGATACACGGGAAAAAGTTCAGGCTTATAACGGACGATGTTCCGCAGGCCATTGTTGATGATCCAAGGGGAGTGATCAGAGCATGAGCGCGGAACAGGGGATGGCGGAAGAGTCT